TTAAATCTCAGCATGAAGAACAAATGAAACAAGTTGAGGCTCAGCTTAAAGAAGAGGAAATACAAAATAAACTTCGTGAGATTGAAGCTAAAGGTCAACAAGATAAAGAACTTGAAGAACTTAAATTTCAACATGAAATGGCTCTTAAATATATTGATGTTGATATGTCTATGCTTGGTAATACTGGTGGAGATGAAGCAGAACAAGCTAAAAATAGATTAGCAGCAGCCGCTGAAGATAATAAAACTAGAACTGAACAAGCTAAGATAGAACTTGAACGTCAGAAGATGCAAGCTGATTTGTATAATCAAGCTGCAGATAGAGCTGTTAAATTAGAAGATATTAAAAGTAAAGAAAGAATTGCTAAAACTAATAAAAATAAATACGATAAATAACTATGCCTAGAAGAAGTTTAGAAGACGCAGGTAAACGTGAACGAGCTAATGCAGCAAAAGCTGCTAATGCTCGTGAGCGTAATATTGCTCAGCAATATCTTAATGCTGGACCTAGTATTGGTAATCTTGCTCGTGCTGCATATCATTGGTATAATAGTGTACCTATGCTTGGAGGACAAAATGAAAATGGTCTTATTATTATAAAAGGAGATGTACCTACTCCTGGAATGAGAAGTTCTAAAGCTATAGCTCAAAGTATAAAAACTATAACAAAAGCAAATGCTGCTAAAATTACTCCCGCTCAATGGACTGCTGCACAAGATGCCGCTATTGCTAGAGGTGATATGGCTGAAGCTCAAAGATTGAGAGGTTTGCATTTTACAGCAAAGGCTCCAGAAACAAAACAAAGAACTCCTATGTTTAACGCTTCCGGTGAAAGCACCTTTAATGAATTTAACGGAGGTAAGACAGGTCTAAACTGGTTTTCAGAATCTGAAAAGTATGCTGCAAATCATGGTGTTCCAAGAGCTTTTTATATAAATGAACCAGATATTTATCTTGGCAATGTGCCCGCTTGGATAAAAGGAACTCCCACAGATAAAAGATATATCCAATCTCTAAGAAAGCTTGGATATACTGAAGAACAAATTGCTCAGAAAGTACAGTCAATAAATGAAGCAGCTAGTAGCAGTGCTCCAGCTGCCAAAAGTGTAGGTATGGGTTCCAATAATGAACTTGTTACTAGAAACAATAATACAATCAAATTAGCAGATGCAGTAACTTATGATGATAATGGTGTTAGGATTCCTTTAGGACTAAGAGATAATTTTAATATAAATGATATTAGATATGGATTAATTCCTTTAGGCATTATAGGTACTGGATATGGAGCTTATAATAGCACTACTAGACCTAAACATAAGGACGGTGGTATCCATATAGCTCCTTCTAAACGTGGAACTTTCACAGCTGCTGCTACAAAACATGGACTGGGAGTTCAAGAATTTGCTTCAAGAGTTTTAAGAAATAAAGATAGCTATTCTCCTGCAATGATTAAGAAAGCTAATTTTGCAAGAAATGCTAGTAAATGGAACTAAATTGTAAATAACTATGGCTAAAAAAGTTTATAAAAGTAAATATACTGGTAGAATGTGGAATACTGAAGCTGAAGCGATTTCTGATAGTAAAAAATATTTTAATGATATTGAATATAGATATTATATAAAATCAGATAAAGTTAAACATGCTAAAGAATATACTATTCCTTTTATACCTAAAAAGAAAATTACTTTAAGTAATGCAGGTGTAGCTACAGGAGCTATCTTATCTACAAATTTGTTAGATAGTATTGCAGACACTGCAGTTAAAACTGGACTTCCTATTAAAACTGCTATTGGTTTGGCGGTTAAAGAATCAACTTTAGGTAATCCTACAGATGATAGAAGTATGTATAAAATATTAAGTCCTGCTAAACGTAAACAATTTAAAGTATATGGTACTGGTCAACATATTAATAAAAAAGGAGAAGTTTTAAATCCTAGAGATCTTGTTAATTTTTATAAAGACTTAGATAATCCTTATATATCAGCTATATTATATGCTACCGATAATTATAAAAAAATAGGCAAATCTTATGAACAAATGCTTATTGATGGAGAAAAATATGCAGATGCTCAACGTAAAGGTTTTGAAGAAAAATATTCTAAACATAGTGTATTATATAATGCTTTTAAAGACTATAAATCTAATCCAAACAATTATAATCCTGGTCAACCTAATTATCAGCAATTAGTTGATAAGAGAGCTAATGAAGTTTGGAATAGTCCTGAAATACAAAGTTGGTATAAAACATATAGTAAACGTAGTTTAGAAGAAGGAGGTAAATAATGGTTAAAACAACTTTGGCACTTGAGTTGTTAATATAATAATCAACATTAAAACTTATGAATAATGATGGTATTATAAATAGGATTGCACATAGTACTGGCAAATCTCGTAAAGAGGTTATTGCTACGTTAAAAGAAATGAGTGCTAATCCTGAAATTAAGAAACAACTTAAAAAATATAATAGAACTTACAAATAACTTAGTGCATTCCCAAGTTATTTAGTGTCCTGGTAGTATTAAATGTACTATTCAGGACACTTTATTTTATTACACATATTGAAAGCTATTTTAAGCGAGTTATGATGTTTATTGATTACTCTATCAAGTCAAACATTTTAACGCAACACAAGTCAAAAGAGATAGCAAATACAGCATTTTTAGGTAGTTATTGCCCGCCCGTAGAGGAAATTATTAAGTATTGATATTAGTGCTATTAGTTAAGTTTCAAATAGTTGGCATTATTAATTTTTATATATACCTTATAATATCGGTGCTGATAAAAATATAAGGTATAATTATTAAAAAGTCTTAAAACATTTTGTAGATAGAGATAAAAGTGCTATCTTTGTACCGTCTAATAATAAAATAAATTATTTATAAATCTAAAGTTTAAGTTATGGCTGAAATTGATATTGATTTTGAGGGTACTGGCAATAATGGCGGTAGCGGTCAAGCTGGTAACGGAACTCAAGTTGACAACGGTAATGCTAACGGTAATGGTCAGCAAGGAAATGAAGATACTACTTCTTTAGACGGAGGTGGTACTGCTGATATTACTAATAAGGATAACCAAGGTCAAGCTTCTGATAATAACGGAGGTAATGTTAACAATGGAACTGGAGAAGGTGAAGGTGATAGCAATACCAACAACTCTTCTACGGGGGAGCTTAACCCTGGAGATAATGTAGAGTTCGATGGTGTTACTTACACTGTAGCCGAGAATGGTGACATTGTTGATAAGGACAATAATGTCTTTAAGAAGGCTGATGAAGTTAAAGATTGGCTTGCTTCTTTACAAGAAGATGTAGATGATAGCATTAATCTTGAAACTATTCAAGATGTTTTCGGACAAACTATTGTAGGAGATGATGGTAAGCCTGTAGAATTTACAAATGACGCAGAAGGCGTTAAGGCATATGTTAAGGCTGTAGTAGATTTACAACGTAATGAAATAGCTGAAGGAGCTGTTAATAAACTGTATGCTGATAATCCTCTGCTTAAGCAATTCCAGGATTATGTTCAGGTTACTGGTAGTCCTATTGGTTTTGGAGAACTTCCTGACCGTACAGATTGGGTAGTAGATAAAGATAATAATAATCAGCAAGAAGCTATTGTTCGTATGGCTGCCAAGGAATTTGGTAATATGTCTATGGATGATAGTTATATTAAATATCTTAAAGATACAGGAGCTCTTTATGATACTGCTGTTAATCAGCTTAAAGCTTTGCAACAGAAGGATAAAGATGTAAAAGCTCGAATTGAGCAACAAGCTGCTGCTGCTCGTCAACAAGAACAGCAGGAACTTGAAGCATATTGGAATAAAGTTAATGATGTTATTAACGGCAGAACTATTGCTGGATATAAACTGCCTGACAGTTTTGTTAAAGAAGTAGATGGTAAAAAGCAAACTCTAACACCAAATGACTTCTATAATTATCTTAGTAGGCAAACTGAAGTTGATGCTAATGGTAACAGAATTACTGGATATCAAAAAGACTTAGACAATGAATCTGATGATGATTATTTAGCTCGTGAGCTAATTACTGCTTGGCTTATGTTTACTGGAGGTACGTATAAGGATTTAGCTAATATGGCAATTAAAGAAGATGCTGTTCGTGTTCTCAAACTTAAATCTAAAGAAAATCGTGCTCATAAAACAGTTAAAGTAAGTAAGCCTAATACAGGAAAAGTTACAATGGATGATATTGTTCTAAGTTAATTCAACTAAAGTTTAATAAATAATTAAAAGTTATGTACAAGCTTAGAGAAGTATCTCGTGGTAATTATGATGACCGTGGTTATTCTAATGAGGAAACCATTGCCAATCTTGCTATTACTAAAGCTGCGGAAATTAATAACGTCTTAACTTATACTTATGGTTATGACGATGACCGTTTCCCACTTACATTCTTGACTGAGGGTCAAGGTACTGTTGGTACTGTTGATATTGATACAGTACAATGGACTTGGAAGACTATGGGTCGTACTAAGTTTAATGATTATGTTCTTTATTTCAACACAGCTAATACTACTCCTGGTAAGGGAGGTGCTATGTTTGAAGTAGAATTTGCTACTCATTGGCTTATTGAACAGTACGGTCTTATTGCTCCTGATGGAGTTACTCAAGTTCGTATTATGAAGGATATGGGTCCTGGTGCTCATGGTGGTTTCCTTTATCGTCTGAAGCTTACTACTCCTAATCCTAATGCTTTTGTTGACCCTGACCATCTTAAAGTTGGTAAGTATTGGACTATGACTGCTCCTACTATTCCTGAGAGTTATTCTAAGGGTAATAGAAGTAATGTTATGGGACCTGGTAAGATGACAAGTCAGCTTGAGTTCCACCGTTATTCTAAGGAAATTGCTGGTAATCTGAGTAATGTTATTGTTACTTATGAGTTTAAGACAAAGGGTGGTGGTACTACCAATCTTTGGATTAATGAAGAGATGCGTCAGCATGACCTTCAGATTCGTGTTATGGATGAAGAGCGTCTTTGGTTTGCTGAATATAATAGGCTTGAAGATGGTACTATTCCTCTGATTGACCCTGATAATGGTAAGCCAATTCCTCATACTGCTGGTATGCAGGAGATTTGTCGTGAGTCTAACTACGATACTTATGGAGAGTATCTTACTCTTAATAAGATTGAACGTACTGTTGGTGATATTCTCGATAAGTCAACTGATACTGGTACTATGGAAGTAGTTCTGTTCGCTGGTAAGGGTTTCATGGATGACTTTGACATGGCTATCCGTAATGATGCTCGTAGCGAAGGCTTTGCTACTCCTCTTGGTGATAAGATGATTGAAGATTTCGAAGGAGGTCTTTCTTATGGTAAGTATTTCCGTCGTTATAAGACAGTAGATAATCATATTATTACTGTTAAGCATCTTTCATTCCTTGATAAGGGTAGCCTTGCTGATACTGACCGTGCTAATGGTAATATCCATCCTCGTACAGGTCATCCTATTTGTTCTCACCAAGCCTTTATGATTGACTTCTCTACTTATGAAGGTCTGCGTAATGTTCGTAAGGTTCGTCAGAAGGGACAGATTTATCATAAGGGTATTTATAAGGGTCTTACTCCTATTCCTCCATCTTGGGGTGGTATCTCAGGCGATGCTATTTCTACTACTGTAGATAAGAGTTCTTATGAAATTAAGAATAGCTATGGTCTGCAAGTAAACAACGCTACTAAGATGATGCAGCTGAAGTGTGTGCTTTAATAATGATATAAATAAAAGGTTAAACAATGGATATAAATAACAAACCTAATACAGGTGCTAGTCCAGCCAATGTTGGTGGAAAGACAGCCGCTCAAACAGCCGCTCAAGCTGACGCTGAAAAGGCAGCTGAACTTGAGGCTCCATATACTGATAAGAGAAGTGTTACTATTGCTCCTGTTCAGCAATTTTCTGCTTATCGTAGGGCAAATATAAAAAGTATCGGACCTAAAAAGAATGTTATAGGTAGTTCTATTAATAGTACTCGCATTCTTTCTTCTAACAAGACTGAGGTTGAGGCATATTTCCCTCAAATTATTGGTATGTCGCCTAATAACCCTGAATTTGTTACTCGTGTTAAAGCATATCTAAGTAACATTTCATTTAATGTCGCTGATGCTGGTACAACTTTAAATATCTCTTTTGTCTATAATCGTAAGAAAGATTATCTTGCAATTAAGGCTAAGGAAGATAAGATTAATGAAAAGCGTGAGGCTGTAGCTAGAAATAACATTTCTGCTATTAAGGATGCTATTAAAGTTTGGGTTCAAGAAATTAATGACCTTGAAACCTCTAAAGCATCTTTAGGTCGCCCTGAAAATATCGAAGATTACCTTATCTATCGTCATTGTATTCTTTATAAGGAAGTAGCTAAAGATATTGCTTTGATTAATTCAGACGCTTCTCTTAGATTTTATATTCGTGATGAGAATAAAGAAGCTGAACGTGCTAAGCGACTTGTTGACGAACGTAAGAAAGCCATGCGTAATTTCTTGGTTCTTGAAGATAATACTAAGAAACGTAACGCTGTTTACATTCAGATGATTGTAAATAATAATGGTAATATAGCTGAGGCAATGCTTAAATCTTCTGATGAACAGACTGCTGCTCTTATGTCTTATGTAAATGAGTCACCAGATAAGTTTAATAGTTTGTTTGATGATAAGAACGTAGAGATGAAAGCATTTATCGAAGCTCTTATTGCTCGTGGTGAATTACTTCGTCCCGAATATAATCAGCAAATTTCTACAGCTGATGGTACATTTATAGGTAGTAATATGAATGAGGCTGTTGCTTATTTCAATAATCCTACTAATAAACCTGTACTTGAAGCAATGCAGAACAAATACAAGTTATTTTAAATACTTATAGTTATGAATATCGCTGAAATGCACGTATGGTTTAGACAGTATGCTCAGCAAATGGGTATGCAAAATGTACGTGCTATTCTTCCTGAACAAATTGATAATCTCATTAACACTGCCACTTTGGATACGGTTGATGAGGTTATCAATCGTAATGTTGGGACGACAAACGATAGAGTAATTACTGATAATGCTAAACTTGCAAGTATTAATGCTTTAAGAAAGCTATATAGAGTTAAAACTAAAACCGTTGGTTCTTCTGCAGGAAACCTTGGAGCATTTAAACACGAACCTTATCAGCTTATAGTTGATCCTAATAATGAGTTTAATATTTATTATTATGTTGATTTTTCTGTAAGATATATAAGTACTTCTGACTCTAGTAAGAAAAGCAGATGGTTTCCTATAAGAATTATAGATGATTCTTATTTAGCTGATGTTCTTAACGATTGGGTTCTTGCCCCTCGTATGAGAACTCCTGTTATGGTAATATATAATCAAGATGATTTTCCAGATGATCCTGATAATTCTGATGCAGGACATGGTGATGGTACTGTCTGTGATATTTATTTTGGTGAAAATGAGTTTGATAGTGATATAGCTACTAAAAGCTATATTCATGAAATTAGATTTTCTTATATTGCCCGACCAGCTAAAGTAGCATATCTTACAGATATTGGAGGAACTAACGTAAATTCAGACCTTCCTGAACAACTTCAAATTCCTATGCTTAAGCACGCAGTTGACCTTTATAGAATTTCTATTCAAGGTTCTCTCTACGCTAATCAACAGAATGCTCAGCAAAATCAGCAAGAACTTGCTCGTAATAATGCTCGTCCTGACAATGAAGGTTATCAATCTTAAATTAATTTTATAAACAATGAAACAACTTTTAATCGTAAATAGTGCTAAGGCTCTCAAGTCTGGTGTTGCTGACGACTTGACTGCTCTTGATGCAGGTCAGATTGGTTTCTTTAATCTGATTCCTGATGCTTCTGGTGCTAATGCAGGTAAGATTACTTTCCTTGCTGCAAAGCCAACTAAGAATTTTGGTATTGCTCTTGGTAAGGGTGCTAATTATCCTGCATTTGTACTCCCTGAAGTAGATGTTAATACTCTTGCAGTATCTGTTGCTCAGCCTAAGGCTGGTGCTAAGTTCAATGCCGAGATTACTATTCCTTCTCCAAACGAGGGTGATAATTTTACTCTTGTAGTTACTAAGAAGGGTACTGTTCCTGGTGAGCGTTATCAGTATAGTGTTAGTCATACTCGTATTCCAGGTAAGACTCTTTCTGCTGCTAATATGGCTACTGCTCTTGGTAATCAGCTTCAAGGCTTTGCTGACAGTGGTACTCTTGATATAACCGTAACTGTAGCTGGTGCTAAGATTACTGTAGAAGGTAATAAGATTGGTGAGCAGTTCGGTCTTGTAGCAGGAGATGACCTTTATGGTACAACTGTTACAGTAAACTCTGAGGCTGAAGATAATATCGGAGATACTGCTTATATTAAGAAGCTTGCTCAACAGTGTGCTGCTGATAAAGGCTTTGTATATCTTGACCAGGCTTCTAAGGATATTTATCCTGGATATCCTGAGGCTGTAGAAGAGATTGCTCAAGCAGATATTGCTACTAAGGGCTATGTAGTATTTAATCTTCGATTTGCTACAAAGCGAGAAAGCGGTAAGACTGGTGATGAGCAAGTTTGGCAGTATGTTCATATTGCTGTTCCAAAGAACAACGCTTCTCTTTCTGATATTACTTCTATTCTTACAGAACCTGTTCTTGTTAATGAGGAAGGTGAGTAATAAGCTTAATCCATCATCTCTTCTACGGGGGAGGTGATGGACTTAATCTTAATAATATGAATGACTTTCAAACAATAAACGATATTGTTAATGAAAGTGTTCGTAATTCTTCTTACTATACTGTTGCTATTTCAAGTTGTGTATTTATTCTTTATACTTTAATAATAAATCTTATAAGTTATTTTAAGTCTAGGAATAAAACAAAACCTCTAATTGAAATGAGCAAAGCCATGAAAGAAATGGCTGACAATATAGTTAAACTAAATAGCGTTTTAGATAAAACATTTAAAGAAGCTGAAAGAAAAGAAATTCAAAAAGCTAAAGTTGTTATTGAGTTAGGATTTAGAACTTTTGCTAGTAGAATTAGCCAAGAATGTGAGTCTGTTATTACTTATAACAATATAGAAAAGAATAAACAATTAATTACTGATAACATTACTAAAATAGTTAGTACAGAGTATTATAAATTGTATTCTATTCTTTCAACTTATGAAATTAATGAAATAAACATTGCAACTAAACTAAAAGAAGAATGGATTAAAGACGTAACAGAAAATATGATAGCTATTGTTTATAATGGACAAGATGCTATATCTAGAATAAATCAAGTTAATAATAGATTATTAATCTTTATTGGCAATTATTCTACTTACATTAACAATAAAACATTCAACACATAAAGTTTATGCTGTATGAACCGAACTTAAAACAAGCAATGCTTGATGTCTTAGATAATAGGATGTCAAGCATTGCTGATTGTATAACTGTTCTACTAGATAATGGTTATATTCCTAATAAGAATAAAATTACTATTTTAAATTGGTCTTCTATTCTTATTGATGCATATGAAAATGTTGATATATTAAGTAAAGAACAACATGAAGCTTTAGATAGAATTTATAATAAAGTTTTAAAACTATGAGTAATTTAGTTCAAATAGAACCTGAATATATCTATGTAACTGTTCCTGCTGAATATATTTGTGTATATCATCGTATTTTAGCTATGCTTGCTGATTACGGAGAAGATATGCTTAAAGACTGTAAAGCTAGTTGCACTGATAGAAATTCAGGTGTTATAGAATGTTTTAATATGTTTAATGCTGCGGTTGCTGCAAGAAAACTTGGAAAAGATAAACTTGCAGAAACTTTAATTAAATATATTAAAGCTAAAATAAATCAAATTTATAAAGGAAAAGATAATTCTACTAGTTTTGTATTTCCTGTTGATGAAAATGGACAACTTAAAGCTTTTGTATCATGTGGGGAACGTCCTAGATTTGAAATAAATCCTGATGATATGGAACTTTATGAACATAAGTTTAATAATGGTTTTGATGAACATTTTAGACTTGGTTCTGAAGATGAAAGTACAGATGATGAAGAAGAAAGCACCCCCGTAGAGGAAACTGGACTAGTAGTAGAATTTACTCCTAAATATGAAAAAATTGATGATGTTTATCATCCTTGTGGAGATTTAATTGTTAGATATGATGGTGAATCTATTGACCCTAATGATTGCATTATTCAGTATTATTTTGATGATATAGCAGTTATAAGGTTTAATGATGTTACTGATTTAACTACTGGTGTTCACAACTTTAAAGTTGTTGTTACGTATAATAAAGAAACTAAAATAATTAATATAGATAAATACTATGCAGCTACAAATTGATAAATTAGGTAAAGTTGCCGTTACAGTAGAAGAAAATTATTGGTCTTTAGAAAAAGACTATGATAAACTTACTATTGTACAAAAAGAAAGTGAGTTTGCTACTTATATTAGTAGAAAACCAGTTCCTGCTGGAACAGTTCTTACTGATAGAAATTATTGGATTCCATTTAGTAGTCTTAAAGAAGACATAGTTATAAACTTTAATAAGTTTGTTGCTGATTTAACAGCAGCTATGGAAGATACTAAAGCGTATACCGACGGAGTTATATCTCAAGGAGTATCAGATATTAATGCTATCAAACAAGAAGCTATTAGTATTATAACTTATATAGCAAATAATGGTATTGATAGCTCTGTACTTGCTCCAAATTCTATAACTAACGAGAAAATACAAGATGGTGCTGTAACTAATTCAAAAATTGCAGATAATTCTATTGATGTAAACAAACTTGGTAATGGAACTATCGATGGCTCTAAATTAAAAGAAAATAGCATACCTGGCAGTAAATTAGCTGATGGTGCTATAGGAGCTGTAGATATTCAAGATAATACACTTAGTGGTACTAAGCTTATAGATAATTCTGTATCAGGTTCTAAACTTGTAGATAACGCTATAACATCAGAAAAGCTTAAAGATAACTCTATAGATGGTAGTAAAATAGCAGATAATACTATACAGGGTTTAGATATTAAAGATGGTACCATATCTGGAGCAAAGCTAAAGGACAATTCTATTAGTGGTCAAAAATTAGCAGATGGCGTTATTAATAATACCAAACTTGCTGATAATTCTATTACAGGAGATAAATTTGTCGATGAAAGTATTTCTGGAGAAAAAATTCAACCTAATAGTATTAATGGTAATAAATTAGAAACAGGTACCGTTGATGGTGCAGATATTATTCCTGGAACTCTTAATGGTAACAAAATAACTGATGAAACTATCAGTGGAAATAAACTTGCAGATAATTCTATTGAAACAAGACATATTAAGAGTAATACTATTTCAGGCTCAAAGATTGTTACTAATTCTATAGATAGTACTAAGATTAGAAATAATT